ACCTTTAATTCTTATAGGTGTTGTTTTACGAACAATAGGACCGACAAATAAACCTGGCTCTCTTGACTTTCTAGCAGTAATTATACCAATTGTTTTCCAAGTTGGTGTTCTACCACTTAATCTTTTATAATCAGAGTTACTATTAAACTCTCTTTTATAAGCCTTTTGAATACCTCTAGCTAACATATTAGCAGCAGGTCTCAACGCTTTATTTATGGCTGTACGAGACTCTCTAGCCGTCTTACCAAGGTCTTTCAAACTACGTTGAACATCTTGTATATTACGGACTTCAATTTTAAATTGATTTTTCTTGCCTTGTGCTTTAGCCATAACTATATTGGTGAAGCTGTTGGTAAATCTTGCTTTACAAAAACCTCAATGAACTCTTTTCTAGGGTCTATAACGAAACCTAATATCTCGTATATATCGCTAGATTGTACTTCCTCAATAATCCAATTAGCTTTTATGCCTTTTGTCTCACTTGAGTATCTTATGGTATAAACAAACCGACCATAAGATTGTAATTCTTTTCCTTCAAACTTCTCTTCGATGTCTCTAAGGGTCTTAACATTTTTATTTGCCCAAACTGTCGCTTGAACAGAATAACTGCTTGAAACGCCTCCAAAACCATCTTGAGTTGAAGATACTGACTTTAACTTAATTCGTTGGTTAAAATCACCTGCCTTTATTTTTGCAATAAAAGCCATATACTATAAATAGCATTTATAAGGTTGTAGTAATATCTCAGAAGCCATCGGAAACGCTCTCTTGCGATCCTCTCTGAAATAATACATATCACTTGCAATTAATTTAATCGCTTGTTTAATAGCATCAGGAATATCACTAGCTGCATCGCCAATACCAGTTTGGAATTGGAAATAATATACTCCGTCAGTTGTTCCATCTAAATCTGATGTACTTATCGCATTAGAAGGTGTGTTAGTTATTTTTACCTGACAAGGGTTAGTATTTTGATTTGAATACCAATTAGTGTTGGCAAAATAAGTATAGGTAGAACCTACTGAGGCTAAATAATATAAACCATCTTTATTTGACCCATTAAAATTGAACTTACAATCAGGATAATATAAACTAAATGTGCTAGGTAATTCATTAAACCAAAGTTTGTACTTAGCTGTAATAAAATGTCTGTTACAATAGTGTTCAGCCATTTGAGTCGCAGCACTTATATATGTAGCTAACAAAGTGTCCTCATCAGAAGTGTCAATTCTAAGTTGAGACTTTAACTCAGCAGTTGAAACAACTTGAGTTGTCGCAGCCTCCGATAGCTCTAAATTCCCATATCTGTTTTGACTTGGGTTTAGATACTCGTAGTTACCTTTGTTAAATATATTATCTAAGTACGATATAGCCATTTTGGTCTTTTATAAAGAAAAGGGAAAGGGGATTAACCCTTTCACCTTTCTAATTAATTTAATCTACTATGCTGGAGCTACACATTTAACAGCAGCTTCTTTTCCTGCAGACTGAGCAATCAATCCATCAAGTAAAGTAGAAAGTACAAGTGAAGTACCACCACTTAAAGACTGAGAGTAAGGGTCTACTAACACGTCTAGTCCACCGAACATCGCAAGATGGATTTTTTCCATATCCAACATTAAAGCTCTTGCTTTAGTGTCTCCTGAACCATTACCTACATTTGCAGATATAGCGTAAGGAATGTTAAGAACAGTTCTATCAACTAAGTTCATAGAAGCAGCATTAAAAGCAGAACCATCTTTAGCAGCGATTTGAGCAGCTAAGTCAGCGTAAGCATCACCATTCAATAATAATTTAACTGAAGGCTTGTTTACATCGTTTGACTGAGAAATCATTTTATTAAACATAGACTGAACAGTTGCTAAAGCTGTAGAGCTAGTCCAAGCTTGAGTACCTGAAGTGTAAGCCTCAGCATCTAAGAAAATAGAAGTAGGACCTGTAACATCAGCTACATTCAATAAGTTCTTTTCAAATTGAGCCATAATTGCACTTGCAAAGTTTCTTCTGAAAGCAGCCTCGATAGAAGCGTTTTGGGCTAAAGCAGCGTTAGAAACATTAGTTGCAGCAACAATAGTGTGAGGGTCCAACTGACCACCACCGATAGTACCTGCTGGTGTTTGTGCAGCAGAACCATTTTCATTAATGAAACCTGCTGTAATTCCTGCTACGATTGGAATTTTTTGAGAAGCAGAAACACCTGTGTACATTGTAGCACCATTTCCAACTAATACAGAAGCAGCAAACATATCATCTACGAAAGACTTAACCTCTACTGGAGAAGCTTTATCTGTTACGGCTGTGTTTGCACGAGATTCCAAAGCAGAGTGAGGTATAGCCACACCTTTGAAGTTTTGAGAAGGATTCTCGTTACGAGCCTCTTGATCCATTTCACGAACAAGACCTTCAACACGACCACTTTTAGCAGCGTTAAATGCGTCTACAAAAGAAAATGCTCGTAATTCTTTAGAATCAGAAACATTTTGAGTTGCGTGAGAAACAGGAATAGAAACTGCTTCAGCGTTCAATTTTTCTTGACGTTCAACTACCTCAATGTCTTTAGCTAGTTTGTCAATGTTAGTCATCATACCATCGTATGAAGTTTGCTCGTCAGCACTAAAGTCACGAGACTCACCTTTAGCCAAGTTTAACAAAGTATCAGCTTTTCCGATAAGCTCTGCTCTCTCTTGACGAATTTCAATCGAATTTTTCATATTCGTTTTTTTAATTTTAATTCGTTACTTAATAAATTTAACTTTGAATCATCAAATGATTCCTCAACCTTTTGCTCCACTTCTTCCACTTGAGGGGTTTCTTCTATAGTCGCTTCTGTTTCAAAAGCTTCTTTAGAACGAAGTGCAACATCAGTATTAGCGTAAGCACCAACACCGACTATACTGACATCGACCAACCGACCAATCTTATTGATTTGTCTACGAGTTGTATCTCCATCTTTACTCCAATCATCATCAGTCACAGTAAATGCAAATGAAGATTCATAAAGTAAACCTCTTTTCATTAATTCTGCTACATCATTACCAGTTGTTGTATTAGGTAAAGTAGCATCGTATCGTAATCCTCTTTCATCAACCGATAATTGTAAAGTACCTCCGATATTTCTATCTAAGATTAAGTTAGGGTCGTGATTGAAAGTTAAGATTACATTATCTTCTAATCGACCATCAAAAGCTCGTTTAGAAATTGTTTCTCTAAAGCCTAAATCTCTACTATCTGTATCGAACAAGGCAGCGTAACCACTTACTTTAGTTTCTTTTGAACCCTCGTCCAATCGAACCTCGTAGTTACCATTATATATTCTAGTTTCTTTATTTTTCATATTGCAACTTGTTTAATAAATTGCTACTATATCTCTTGCAGTTGTTCCAGTTCTGTAAACTCTAGTAACGAAAATACCTTGTAAGTATGTTCCCGAAGGTACATTCTTTAAAGTAACAGTTGAACCACCAAATAAATTTACTTTTATGTGACCACCTGTACCTATATATAGTTCAGCTTTTTCTTCACTTAAATCAACAGTATCACTATTTGAAACTGATTCAGCAAATGAACCTTTTTTAACTAAAAACTTCTTTCTTCTTTTTTGTTCTTGATTTAGTGCCATATTATTCTATGTCTTTTCTTGTTGTTCCTTCGCCTAAACTATCTAAAGGCATCATATTACTTTGCATATAAACATTTTCACTTGGTCCACCCATAGAGTTCATATCTTCAAAAGCTCTAACCTCATCAGGTGAAATAACACCAATGTTTACAAGTGTTCTATAGTAGTCTGCTCTTGACTTAGAGTCACCTCTTAAAAGGGCAGTTAAATTGAATTTAAAATATTGTGAGCCTTTCTTATTGAAAGGAATTAACTTTTGATTAAGTGCCATCTCAATACGCTTAATCCAAGGTGTGATAGTGTGTACCACAAAATCTATCTGCTGTGCCTCTATGTTAGAGTATGTAGCGTTAGATAAATCGTTAACTAAATGGTTAGGCACTCTAAATACACGACAAATATCACTAATTTGATATTGTCTAGTCTCTAAGAATTGTGCCTGATTGTTCGGAATCTGTCGTGGAGAGAAATCCATTCCTTCTTCTAAAATTGCAGTTTTACCTGCGTTGATAGAACCACTATAAGTTTGATTCCAACTAGCTCGTAATCTCTTAGCAGTCTCAGGCTTTAATGTTCCTGGATGCTTAAGAATACCACCTACAGATGCTCCGTTCTTAAAAAACGAACCTGCAAATTGTTCGATAGATAAAGATATACCTAAAGATTCTGCTGCACTCTGTATCGGTGACTTACCCATAACTCCATCAGTAGATAATCCCTTAACGTGGATCATATTCTCTGAAGTT